GTTTTGGCTGGTCTCGATCGGTGAGAGCTCCTCGGTCTCGCCGGGAAGGCGCCGGGGCTCGATATAGACCCACCATTTCCCGTCGATGAAGCGGGGGTTGGGGAGGATGAGGGCGTCGTAGGGCGAAGTGCCCAGGTGGGGGTCGTCGGTGGCCAGGACGGAGTGTTCGTTACGGGAAAGGATGCGGGCGTAGTTGAGCCGGACTCGGAGGTGGTGGGCGGCGCCCGAGGTGGGGCAGGAATGGCGGATGCCTGCGGGGGAGTCCATCGCCCGATCGAGGAGGTGGAAGCAGTCTTCGTAGGCGGCGCGGGAGGTGGAGACTGTCATAGGCTACGCTCTCCATCTCTGTGGCTTATTAAAGTTCCTATTTTTGTGTAAGTGCCAACCTGCCTGATTGTATATTGGTTCGTGATTTCGCTGCCTTCCAATTCTAATCCAACCGAATGGAATGTGTAGTTCAATATGAGGTCTACGGCTAATATCGAAATGTATACCAAATGAGATACACTCCCATCCCACAAACCAGAAGTAGCAGACCCAAGAATAGCCTTCGTAGCCGATCATTTAATATCCGCCGTGTTGATTTCGTAATAAGTTTCCATCGCGCGGGTGGTGATGACGTAGCGGAGGTTTAGGTCTTGCTCGTCGGGGCGGAGGAGCCAGGGGTCCAGGTGATAGACAGTCGACCATTCCAACCCCTTTGCTTTATGACCAGTAAGCAGCTGAATGCTTCCTTGCTGTTTGAATAAGTGCTCAGCGTACGCAATGGCCTGTCCAAGTGTGGTTCCAGAGTCTGCAAAAACTCGCATGCAATCCGCGATATCGGGCGCTGTGGTCGAGCCCTTTGCGATTTTCTCAGTTTGCCAGTGGTTGATTTCTTCAAGGAGGGCCTCCCGTTGTAAATTCTCGTCGCCTAGTCGCCGCATGATCCCCACAACACGAGGGCCAACATCGCTCCCAGAGACAGAAACACTCCGACCAGCAGCAAGAAGTCGTAGGGCGAGTGCAAATAAGGGAGCGTTATTGCGACAAATAACGGCGCAGCCATCGAGGAAGCTAGAAGGAGAAGGATTGCGAAGGCTTGCGACACGGCCACCCTCCTTGAGCCATTGCATGTTGGGGGCCCGCCAGCGGACGGCCTCGACGATCGCCTTGGGGCAGCGGAAGCTTACGCTGAGGTCGGCGGGGGTCATAGCGAAGCGTGAGGCGAGCTTGCTCATTCCGTTGGTTTCTGCCCCCCGAAATCGGTAAATAGACTGATACGGGTCCCCAACTGCAATAAGCCGACTTTTTGAGAGGTGACTGAGCATTTGATGATTGACGGGGGATAGGTCTTGCGCTTCGTCGATGAGGACAGTCGGAAACTTCGGGTATGTACCACCGAACAATGCGGGCATATATACCTGATCGTTATAGTCGATAAGCCCCGCGTACGCGGCTTTGATCGAGCGGAGGAGGACCTCTTCGAGGAGGAAGGGGCCGATAGGCCCGAGTTCTTCTCCAAGAATTCCATAAAAGCTTTCTTTTCCGATGAGTCGTTTGGCATTTGGGTATTTTCCATCAGGGATGTATCCAAGTGACTTAGCCAATCCAATCGCAGCGATGACTTCCCAGTAGACTTCCCAGGCTTCGCCGGCTTCGCCACGGGGGAGCTCCTTTATTAGTTGTCGGAGGAGGTCGGGGGTTTTGCGGGGGTCTAAAGATACGCGACCAGCGCAAGCAGTACTCCAAATTCTATGCCCAAGCCCGTTAAAAGTGCGGACTGTGGTTGTGGATTTAAATCGTTTAACCATGACATCAGCAATACGTCTATTAAAAGCAAGACATAGCACAGGCGGCGCGAGGGCATTTTGAATCATCTCCAGGGTAGTGGTCTTTCCAGACCCCGCAAGGGCCTTGATGATGAGGTTGGAGGTGGTGCACTGCACCAGGGAGAGGATGTGGTCCTGCTCGGCGGTGGGCGGGGGCGTGAGTGGGAGGGAAGGGGCGGCTTTGAGGGCTCTCAAAGGTGACTCCATTGGTCGTAGGTGATCCAGGCGATCAGGCCGCCGAAGGCGATGAAGCAGATGATCGCGAGCCAGTCGTCGACGGCGTCGTTGAGCCAGAGGAGGTCCCCGCAACCGGAGTGGTGGTCATGGACGGCCCAGATGCAGGACCAGAGGTGGCTCACTGACGCCAACCGATCCCGCCTTTGGCGGAGAGGGTAGCCAGCTTGAGGACGTTGGTCTGAGTCATCTTGAACATTTCGGAAATGGCCAGCCAACCTTGGCCTTTGACGTTGTCGTCTTGGGCCTTGGCCAAGTGGCCAAGCATGGCCGCGGCCTCTTCGGCGAGGCGGAGGTGTTCCATGAGTTGGGCAAAGGTGTCGGCCTCGCTGACTTGGCCAGCGGTGGTGGAGTAGTCGAGGCGGTTGGTCATCGAGGGGGCTCTAAGCCTTTAGGGTTTAGGATTGGATCAGCCTTCATTCTGCGGATGGCCTCTTTGCCAAGCTCGTCTGATGACTTCCGCTGATCGGCTTGATAGGCGACGTGTTCGGGAACGAATATCCAATTGTTAAGGGCAACGAGGACACCAGCGAGGCCGCAGTCATAGCCTCTGATAATTTGGTTATTGTCATCAAGCATATCAATCTTGTATCGGCCGAGGTGGATCACGCTGATGCACATCTTCATGGTATCACCCGGCGCTTGACTGGGGCCTGAGGCTTCGGCTTGCCGATCCCCATCAGGGAGAGGATGTCCGAGGCGGCGGTGGCGAGGCGAGAGCGGGCTTCGCTGGCTTGGTAGTGGTCGGGGAGATGAAGCCAGTCAGGATAGTCGTTGTGGAGTACGTGGCACATATCTTCACCGAATTTGCGAATACCGATTTCGTTCATGTTCCACCAAGTGATAGGGTAGGCACGATGTCCAGAAGTGGGGATTATCCAGCCCTCCTCATCGCCAATGATTAAAGGCTCCGCGATGTCGAAGGCTGGTTCGCCACGGACCTTATGGAGGATGAGGTAGGGCTCACTCATCGCTGCGGCTTCCCGGTGATCTTCGCCTCGTCGATGTTAAGCTCCATGAGCAGGTTCATGATCCGGGCGAGGCGTTGGCCATCGGTGCCTTTCCAGACGGCCCGGCCCTGGAAGCGTTTGAGGGCCTCGGAGTAGATGTTAATGACCCCGGCCATGATGATTGCGTGGTCGTGGTCTTCGGCGGCGTTGGTCTTGGCAAGGAGGGAGGAGATGGAGAGTTCAGTCGGCAAGGCCGTTGGCGGCGTCTCGGGCGTCTCGGGCATCATCTCGGCTGGTGTCGTCGGTTCGGAAGGCATTGTCCATTAACTCCTTAGCGAGGTTACGGGCAGCGGGGAGGTCCATACCGGAGTTTATGAACCGGACTATGGTGGAGTAGTAGATGTTGTCGTAGGTGGCTTGGTCGACGGTGCAGATGCTCATTTCCCCATCCCCCTGCGCTTGACCACGGCTAAGGCCGCTTCGCGCATGCCATCAGGCAGGTCAAGGATCGGCCGCTTGTGCTTGGAGTAGGTAACGCGGGCGACGTGGCCCTTCACGGTCGTGACCTTGGGAAAGTTGGATCGGCCGGTGAGGTGCCCGCCGCGGGGGCCGGAGATGTTGGGGATGTGGGCCAGGGCTTTGCCTAGGCCCCCTTCAGTAAAGGGGAAAGGGACCACCATCGTCCCGAAGTCGAGGTAGAGGGTATCCGCGTCGCGGAAGATTGAGGGGCAGAGGGGATGGGCTTTCATAGCTCAAAATCCTGTTCGGAGTGAGTATTCCATGGCGCCCATACCGCACTTGGTGCAGACTTGTTCGCCACCAGAGCCATCCTCGAACTCTCGCCAGCCCTTAAAGTCGTGGTCACAGGCATTTGGCTTCGGAGTTATGTGAAAGAAGATAGCATCTTCTTCAGGATTGTATTGGGTCATGGTATCTTCCTCCTCTTGACAACGATGGCCCCAACCCCCACCGGGCTGGCTGGAGCCGCTTCGGCAGCTTGGGGAGACTGTTTCCCCTCCGGTGGCGAAGGAGGTGGAGGCGAAATCCCCTGTGGCGAGGGTGCCTCCACCTCAGGCGCAGGAGGGGTGTGTGAGGACCCCTCCGCGCCAGCCGATGTACCCATTACCGTCTCATCGGCGAGGGCGGGTGGGTCGATGCTGATGTCGTTGACTGGCTTGCGCCAAAGGCGCGTGTCCCATTCAAGGAACCAGCCGTCGCCGATGTGGTTGTGCTTGAGAAACATCGGCAGCATCGTACGATGCCTGCACCGGGGCTTGTTGCCCTGGGGGCATTGGCACTCGGACTGCGTTAGCGCGTACACGCTCTCACAATGGTAGTCCGTGTTGAATTTCTGGATGATGAACTCGCCGTCGGTCGGAGATGAGTGGAGGGTGTAGAGGGACATGGTCATGGTAGTCAGCCTTCTAAGCGCGGGACGAGGTCCCATTGTCCGCATTGTACCACACATCCGCCTCAAAGTCAAGAAGATAATCGCACGGAGTGAATAAATCGCACGTTGAAGAGTCCGGGTTCCCGCGATGGGTATGGAGGCGGGTGCAAAGCGTGTGAGCAGATCTGGGAGTCGCTGGGCAGGTCTCGCAGAGCCAGTAACCCTGGTGGTACCCTTGTGGTACTCTAGAGTAACCCTAGTGGTACTCTCAATAGGAACCTTTGAGCCGAGTGGGGCGATGGGGGTCGGAGGGTGGGATTTAATAAAAAAAAAAAAAAAAATAATTAGCCTATGGGCACCATTGCCCTTCCCGATCCAAAAGCCTAGATTGAGAGTATCACTAGGGTACCACCAGAGTATCACCAAGGGTCCACTAGGGTTACTGATCCAGCAGAAGCTGGCATCGCACGATGGTGAGGCGAAGTCGCGTGAGCGATCGTGGGAGTTCGACTTTCGACGCAGGTAAGGTGCCGGAAGGCCAGGGCAGATGAAACAGAAATGCCCTGAGTATGCCTTTTCAGACTACTCAGGGCACTAGCTATTAGAACTTAGAGCGGATTGGCCTACCGTCGTAGTATCCCGGCTTCCCCTCTAGCTTAGTCGATCGGTTAAGGCCACGCTGGGGAGGCTTCCTAGGCCCGGAGCGTTTGGCGATGTAAGGGTGCTGGGGAACGAACACCCCACGCATGGGCACCCCTGTGATCCGTTGGATCAATTCGTAGATATCAACCTGTCCTCTGGCCATCTAGTTCTCCACTATCAGCTTGGCCAACCATGCCAAATCGAGTTGCTTCTGCTCCCCTTCGGGGGCCTCTGCGATGGCCATGACAAGCCCCTGCTCCCATTCCCCCATCGTCATCTCCCCATCCAAGTACCGCTCCGCGCCTCGGCGGAGTATGCTGCGCATGGTGTCCATGACATAGAAAAGGGGAGGCTCTCCACCTCCCCCTTCTCCCTGGTTAGAATGACCCCTGCGATCCGCTTCCGTAGTTCTTCGGCTCTTCAATGGGCTGGAACTTGCCCACCTCATCGCGGGGCTGGGTCTCGTAGTGAGGCTTTGGCTTGTCCTGGTTCACACTCGTCTCGCCAGAGCCAAACATCTCGGCGATCTTCGCCAGCTTCGCCTCTGCGGCCTTCAGCTTATCCTCCATCTCCATCTGCGCCATCTGTGCATCGTCCCGTTCCTTCTTGAGCGCGTCGATGCGATCATACATGCCAGAAAGGGAAACGCGGAGGCCCTCATTGGCTATCTGTTCAGTTTCGAGTTGCTTCTGTAAGCCATCGGCCTTAACACGTTGCTCACTCGCATCGGCCATCGCCTCATCCCTGGCCCGTCGCACCTGCGTGACCTGCTCATCCAACTCCCGGTTACGGTTGCGGACATACTCCAGATCACGCTGTAGGGAAGAGACTTCGCCTTTGAGAGTTTGCACAGTGATTGACATCTCGCCCACTTGCTTGGCGAGTTCACTCCCATCAATCAACGCGTTGCGTGCGGTATCAAATGCCTCTCTGAGCTTGGCCACGGCGGGTAACTCCTGCACTGTCTCGTTCACTTTGGGCTCCTGGGTTTGGGGATTGTGATATTCATAGTCTGTGTCTATGGGCATTGGTTCAGCCTTTCAAGCATAAATCCCTAGGGGGACTATTCCCCCTAGGGTCGCAATCGTCAGTCTAGGTTAATGCTTCGCGTGGCTCTGGCCCGCTGTTGGCTTCGCCTGTGCCAGCACCCCAGCGGAGACCTTCTCTCCCTTCTTCGCCTTCTTCTCCATGGCAGATTTCTCCGCCTTGGCCACGAGCTTCGGGTCGGCTTCCAGCGCAAGCGCCTTAATCAGCGCAGCGCCCTTCGCCTTGGCCTCATCCGGGGTCTTCGCCCCTTCATCGAGTTCATGCCGCTTGGCAACGTTCGCCTTCGCGATCTCCATGAACTGCGGCCCACGCTCCTCATCTGCAAGGACCTCCTCCGCCGCTTCGGTGATCTTCTTGGCGGAGTAGTGACTGATCTTGCCACCAGAGGCTTTGATCGCATCGCGTACCGCCAAGCGCGCAAGCCGCATGGCCTCGGCCTTGACTTCCCGTTCCACGCCCTTGAGCTTCGCCTTGCCTCCGGTGATCCTCGTCTCGCCCTTCAGCATGGCCTCATATTGCACCTGCACCACGGCCAGGATGGCTGCCTGTGCCGCTGTAAGCGCATTCCCTTCCAGGCCCTTGCTCGACTTGAGCTTGCTCTGGCCTCTGTTAAGCAAGGTCTTGCACCCCTGAAGCATGATCTCCAGGTAAACCGGCAGCGGGAACTTGTCATCATTGAAGGTGTCTGTATCCACCTCGAACGTGACGCCCACACCCGCCTTCGGAATTGGTATCTGTATCTTAGCCATTGTTAGCTAACCTCTTATTGAGCCCGTCACTAAGCCGCAGGCCCTTCGGCTATCCGTTGCAAATGGACAAACGAGAGGCATTTGCGCCTCTCAAATCATTTCATCCTAAGGTCCGAAGCATGATCAGCTGCTTTTCTCAATCTCAATCCAAGATGACGCCAACCATGATAAGGAAAGTGATCGTCCTTTTCCCTGACTGCTATTTCTTTGGTAGCTATTGCGAAGCATATCGTGGTTAAGGCCCTTATCACCTTGACCATTCCATGCTCACCAACGATAGTTGCTAGTTGCTTTTCCAGGTCATCCATGCTTGGCCTCTTTCACGATCCCCCAACGTAGCATATCAGCCCTTCACAGTCAAATCAAATCTTCGTGATCACCCTGTGTAACATTTCCGTGAACACGAATTGATCGCTATTTCACATAGTTCCAACTCGTGATAAGCACAGGCCCTTGCAGCGTTGCTTGCTTCAACCAATCTGCAAAGTCATACCAATCCGTGAAGCGTGTTATACAGGTTAGGTAATGACTCTGCGTGTTACTCTTCTCACAATATCTCACCTCTATCTGGCTCTTGCCGGTCATTGCCCCTGTCCTCCCCAGAACATTCCCATCAGCAGGATGGGCACTGTGACTAGCACTATCAGCATGATACATTCTCTCATTGTTGGCATTATACATCCTCCGTTTCAACTGCCCAATATGGCGTATTGTCCCGATCCGTTGCAGCGTGCCATACGCCTTGACCATCCTTCCACAATACTTTACGGCCGGTCTTAATAGCCGCTTCGCGCATTTTCTTCTTGTCTTTAGATGGACGTGGCATTGTACCTAGTTTCAATCGTTGTGCCATTGCTCTCTCCTTGCCCTTTCTACTGGGCCAAAGTTATAGTCGCGCCGCGCCACCCTCGCCCGTTCCCACGATGCCCCGCAATCGGCCATAGATCGTCTTGGGTGCGTTTGCCGAGTGTGGGCGCTACTGCCCTAGCCGCCTGTCGCAACTCGCGTCAGCGGCCATTTGTGGGCGATTGGAACTTTGTGCGCCAGCACTAACGAGAAAAGCGCGGGTATGACCGCGCTATTCCCAACTCGTATCTAGAGGCTAGAACGTTATCCGTCGTATCGCTCAGATGTTATCACAAGCCACACTGGCCTAGCCTCGTTCAATGACCAGCCGAACTCGTATTCGATTATTGGCGCTGGCATCGGATAGCGTGGCGTCCGCCAACCGACCGCATATGCACTCTGCTCTCCTGCCTCTGCGTTGTAATCAATCCCCTGATATGTTGTCATGGCACACCCTGGATTGATTGACCAATCAATGAACGTGATCGCGCTCATATCAGCACCGCTGCCCACTCGCCGCTTGGCTCGCCAACCAATCGCCCAGGCTCTCGCTCTCCGCCTTCGGCTGTGCCTTGCGCTCGCTCACCGGCCCAACTGCAATCGAGAGCTTGCCAAAGTTATAACCGAACTTGAGTTCGTGGCCGCTTGGCATCTTATCAGCAAAGTCGGCTTGCATCTCCCGCTCGAATGTATCGCGCTCAACCTTGTATGCCCGATACGCGGCCTTGCTATTCTCGTACAGCGCCCACAATCCGTCGGCCTTGTCCTTGCCAACGGCCACTGTGAGGGCTTGCAAATCAACCTGCTTCCAATCTTCCTTAGCCATGACTATCTCTCCTGCCCCGTGGGGCTTGTGTTGTGCAACAGCGGAATTGCGATTTGCACTACCGAATAGCATAGCACAAACAAACCGTGAACGTATTGATATGTTTGCATGGCTGCTATGCGTTGGGCGCAGCTGTGGCCCTTGAGCCACACTGTGACTTTGCGGCCACCCCCACCCCCAAAATCGCGCGCGTGGCCGAGCCCAGTGGTGCCCCGCAAATTTTTGTTGCAAGGAACAACCCATACCGATCACGTGGGGAGAGAGGCGCGAGTTGACGACGAGAATTGACTTGACTTTGAGGCAGGAACGTGATACAATAGTTGGCATGATGGAGGATCGTGTGGCATCGGAACGGGAGGGGTTTGAGCCTTTTGGGCACCCCCAGCCTGGGACGGGGGTCTACTTGCTCATTGGCAAGGGGGAAGTGCTGTACGTTGGGAAGTCGTTGAACGTCTTTCACCGGATTGGCCAGCATATTAGCGGGATGCGGCGGTTTAAGAAAGGGCTCCGTCCAGCCAAAGGCAAGGAGGAGGTCCCGCTTATTGAGTTCGATACAATCAAAGTCAAGTGGGTCCCAATCGAAAGGCTCGACGCGGAGGAGATGAAGCTGATCCAGCGTTATCTCCCCGAGCATAACGAGCTTTTGAAACGGACTTACATTGACGTGTCAATGGTCCCAAAGGTGGCAAAGCTTATCGCAGACGCACCGCGCGCGACTTCGCTTATGCATGGCAATACCTACGGCTCGGTTCGTCGGAGGGCTGCGTGATGGGGGCCCTCACCGCCGCCGGACGACAGCTTGATCAGTACCGCGAACGCCATCACGCGGTCGCTCGGCTCGTCGCCATCGGCGCGACCCATGACCATATCCGCCGTCAGACGGGGATTTCGTTCAAGCGTATCTCAATCCTCCTCGCCGACCCTTCCTTCAAGGAGCTCGTCACCCTCTACCGCGACGACGTTGAGAAGATTTGGAACCGAAACGTGGATCAATACCTCGACCTCGGGATGGGGAATATGATCCGCGCGGAGGCGATGATCCAAGATAAGCTGGATGATGCCGATGAGAAGGGAGAGGAACTTCCGCTCCTTACCCTCAACCGCCTCTCGCAAGACCGCGCTGATCGCTTCGGCTATCCCAAGACCTCCCAGGTCGAACACAAACACGACTTCGCTGCCCTGCTGGACCGCGCGATCGAACGCAGCGGGAAGGCAAAGGAAGTGAAGGTGATCGAGTCCACTGCCGTTGAAGTCAGCGCGGTTCCCTCCTCACTGACTTCAGAGCCGGGGGCACCGCCAGTGCCCACATCACTCGCCCCGCCCCCGGCTCGTCCTTCATTCGCGTCGATCCTCACGACCAAGCGCCGTCGGGTTGCTTAGGGGTCGGGGGCCCCGTCGATGGATGAGAGCCTCGTCAACTGGCTTGCGAGCGTAAGCAAGGACCCCTTCGCCTACGTCCTCGGCGCTTGGGAATGGGGTCAGCCCGGTACGCGCCTTGCCAACTTCCAGGGCCCCAACTATTGGCAAGAGGATCAACTCAAGGGCATTCGTGATCGGCTGATGTCGACCTCGAATTTGACTGAGGCGTTGCAACCCATCTTGCAGGCCCGCGCCTCCGGCCACGGCGTAGGCAAATCCGCTGAAGTCTCTTGGCTCTGCAAATGGGGGATCGATACGATGCCCGATGCCAGGGGCGTGGTCACCGCCAATACCGAGCCGCAGCTGAAGGGCAAGACCTGGGCCGAGCTTGGCAAATGGCACGCCTCAAGCATAACCAAGGACACTTTCAAGCTCACAGCCACGTCGTATTACCACCCCGAGTACGAACGCACTTGGCGCCTCGATCAAGTTCCCTGGTCCAAGAACAATCCCGAGGCCTTCGCAGGCCTCCACAACCAGGGCCGTCGCATCCTCCTGATCATGGACGAAGCCTCCGCCATTGACGACATCATTTGGGAAACCTCTGAAGGCGCCCTCACCGACAAGGACACCCAAATCCTCTGGCTCGTCTACGGCAACCCGACTCGCAATACCGGCCGCTTCAAGGAATGCTTCCCCGGCGGCATGTTCGCCAAGCTCTGGCAAACCGCCTGCGTCGACTCACGCTCAATTGATTTTACGAATAAGGATCAGATCGCCCGTTGGATCGAAGCCTACGGCGAAGACTCCGACTTCGTCCGCATTCGCGTCTACGGCATGTTCCCCAAAGTCGGCGAGATGGAGTTCTTCAATGCTGCCGAAATCACCGACGCCATGTCCCGAGACGCTGCCTCCTCCCTCACCGACCCGCTTGCCCTTGGGGTGGACGTGGCTCGATATGGCAAGAACGCTTCTGTCATTTTCCCGCGCAAGGGACGGGACGCTCGTACCTACCCTCGAGAACGATTTCAAGGGCTTTCAACTGTACAACTAGCGGAGAAGGTCTTCGACGCCAACTTCCGCCTGCACGCGGATGGGATCATGGTTGACGGGGGCGGCGTTGGTGGTGGCGTCGTAGACCAAATCCGGCATAAGGCCCTCTTCTGCTACGAGGTACAATTTGGTAGCAAAGATATGACTCCGCATAGGTCCTTCGGCTCCGAACAGGAGCGCTACGCCAACATGCGCAGCGGCATGTATGGGGCCCTGCGCGCCTGGGCGAAGACCGGTTGCCTCCCTGACGACCCGGACCTTAAGCGCCAGTTCATGGCGATCAAGTACACCTTCAACAAGCGGGATGAAATCCAACTCATCTCCAAGGAAGATATGCTCAAGCTCGACCCCGATCTCGAGCTCGACGATATCGACGCCCTCGCCCTGACCTTCTCGAACGCCCTCGCCCCGCACGAATACGCCGGTGGCGACCACCCCCACAAGCCCAATGTGGAACACGACTATGACCCCTTCGAGCGCTACGAAGACGAAGTGAGGGCTGCATAATGATGTCGCCTCCAACCCCTCCGCCTCCTGTCCTGCCTTCGGCTCCCGCGGCCCCGCCGATGTTCGGCCAAGCGGGCCCAGGTCAAAAGCCCCAAGCCAAATCCTCCCAACCCACCTACCTCGGTGCGGGCCTCGCAGCCTCGCAGCAGAACCAGGGCAACAAATCCCTGATCGGCGGAGCGGGGTTTGCATGATCGTCCCCTTCGCCAAGGGCCAAGCCAAGGGCCAACCTGCGCAGCAGCCCCAGCCCTCCGAAACCGACATGCTCATGGCCCTCGCCACCATGCACAAGCTCGGCACCATCTCCAAGTCCAAAGGCACCCCCGCACCATCGGAGCCCTCGCCCGGTGCCTGAACAATCCGCCTACAATTCCGGCTTCATGCGCCTCCATCCCGCGATGCAGGCGAAGGTCAACCGCGCAACGATGCGCGCTAACATAAGGCTTGACACCCCTGAGCAACTCTTTAGACAGAAAGCTGAAAGCCGCCTCCTCGGCCTCCGGATCAACCGCTACTCCTGGTGGGTCCACGGCCGTGAGCTCGCAGACTACATCCTTCCTCGGAGATACAAATGGCTGATCACCCCAAACCAGCAACAACGCGGGTCACCTATCAACCAGCATATCCTCGACTCTACTGGCACATTAGCAGCACGGAACTTGGCTGCGGGTATGATGATGGGTTGCTCGGACCCCACCAAGCGTTGGTTCCGTTACAAGATCAACAACATCGACTCGACCCAGACCTCTCCTATCAGCCTCTGGCTCTCCGCCGTCGAGCGCCTCATCAACCTCATCCTCCTCCAGTCCAACTTCTACGACTCCCTCGCCATCTTCTACTTCGACCTCGTCGTCTTCGGCACGGCGGTGATGCTCATCTATGAGGACTTTGAAAATGTTATCCGATGCTTCAATCCCTGCTTCGGAGAATACTACATCGATCAAGACGGGTACTATCGTCCGAATGTCTTCGCCCGTGAGTTCACGAACACAGTTGATCAGTGTGCTAACCGCTTCGGGGTGGAGAACCTTTCCCCTTCCACCGCCCGCCTATGGACTGAAGGAGGTACCTCACTTACTCGTGAATTAGTCGTCGCCCACCTCGTGGAGCCAAACGAAGATGGCCGCAAGTACGGTGTCCCTGAACTCTTCCCTTTCCGTGAGTGCTATTGGGAGTGGGGAGGTTCGGCTTCGCCCCAGGGCGGGGGAGGTGGTAACGTTCGTGGCCTACTTTCCTCCCGTGGCTTCCACGAAAACCCTGCTATTACGACTCGATGGGACCTGGTGTCCAATGACGCCTACGGCCGATCCCCTGGTATGGACGCGCTCCCAGACATTAAACAACTCCAGGTAGAAACCAAGCGCCTCTCGCAGGGCATCGACAAGATGGTCAACCCCCCGATGGTGGGCGACATCCAACTCAAAAACCAACCCGCCTCACTCCTCCCCGGCGGCGTGACCTACGTCAACGGCATGACCGTCTCCGGCAAATCCGGCTTCGCCCCTGCCTATCTCGTCAATCCCCAGGTCAAGGAAATGATGGAGCAGATGGCCGATGTCCGTTCCCGGATTAAAGAGACCTTTTATAACAACCTCTTCCAAGTCATCTCCCAATTCGAGACGAGGTCCAATGTTACTGCAACTGAGATTGATGCTCGACGGGCCGAAGCCATGCTTATGCTTGGACCGGTGTTGGAAAGACTCAATCACGAAGCCTTTGCCCCAATGCATGAGAGAATTTTCGGCATCGCTAGCCGCGCTGGTATCCTCCCCCCAGCCCCACCCGCCATCGCCGGCGCCAACATCCACACCCAATTCACCTCCATGATCGAGCTTGCCCAGAACGGCGCGCAGGCCTCTGGCATCGAACGGCTCTTCAACATGGTCGGCGGCCTCGCAGGCATCGACCCTGCCGCGACCGATAACGTCGACATCGATTACGGCCTTGACAAAATCTCCTTCCTTTACAACAACGATCCTAAGCTAATCCGATCGCCTCAGCAACTCCAAGCCATCCGCGATCAGCGCGCTCAGCAACAGCAACAGGCCCAGGTCGCCGCTCAGGCCGACACCGCACAGAAGCTTGCCGCTGGCGCCAAGTCCCTCAGCGAAGCCTCCCCTGGTCAGGGCTCGCTTATGACGAAGCTGACGGGGGCTGCACCATGATGGAGTTCACACTAGCATTTATTGGTACGGTTGTAGTCGTTGTAGTTATTGGCTTTCTCGTTGCTTATGCAAGGAACCAGACACGGTGAGTGATTACAACGCCTCCGACACGCGTATGATCCGCGCCGCCCAGAAGCGCTCGAAGACCGATCGCGCTCTGGACGACGGCGTCCTTACAATGATCATGACCACCCCCAATGGCCGTGCCTGGATGTGGCGCCTCATCGCCCGCTGTCACGCTTTCAAAACCCCCTACACCGGCGACGACGCCGCGACCAACTTCCAACTCGGTGAACAGAACATCGGCCTGGAGCTAATCGCAGACCTGCTCCGTGCCTGCCCAGATCAATTCATCTTCATGATGCGAGAGGCCAACGATGGCGGACGAACAGACGACGACAACCGACACCTCGGGCATAGCCCGGACCGGGGACGGGACGATAGCGGATCAGGGGACGGCGAAGTCGAACGAGACGACGACGGCATCGACGACTACATCCGAAGGCACGACCCAGACGAAGACCGAGTCAAGCAATGAAGGCAAGTCCGTCCTCAATCAAAAGGCCGAAGGCGAGAAGAAAGACGAAGGCAAGGAAGCCGCAAAGGGCGCCCCTGAAAAATATGAAGACTACAAGGTCCCTGACGGTTTCACTCTTGACCCAGATGTCAAGACGAAAGCGGATAGCCTTTTTAAACAGCTCGGCATTCCTCAAGATGGTGCGCAGAAGCTTGTCGACATGTATCGCGAGCTCACCACCGAGGCCTTCCAAGCCCCCTTCAAAGCCTATCAGGACACCGTCTCCGGTTGGCTGAAAGAAGCTCAAGACCACCCCGACCTGCGCGGCAAACTCGGCCCGGGTCAGGAAGTCAATGTTCGAATCGGGAAGCTCCTCGACGGAGTCCCCGACGCGAAGCTGGCCTCGGACTTCCGCGAGGCGATGGACATCACCGGAGTTGGCAACCACCCTGCCTTCATCCGCATGATGGACCATTTCGCCAAGCAGCTGACCGAAGGTACGCATGTTGCAGGCAACGGCCCTAGCAGGTTCGGTCAATCCGCACCCGGCGCTAGGTCCGAGCCGGGAGCAGCAGCGGCCATGTGGCCCACACTCCCATCGGCGAGCGATCGCCGCTAGCCCCTGCAACAAGGAGCCTTAAATGGCAACGATTGGCAACCTCTCACTCACCTACGCCGATTGGGCCAAGCGAGTCGAAGACGGGTATAAGGTCGCCCGTATCATCGAACTCCTGTCCCAAACCAACGAAGTCCTCGAAGACATGATGGTCGTCGAGGGCAACCAACCCACCGGTCATAAGACCACCGTCCGAACCGGCCTGCCCCAGGCCACTTGGCGCTTGCTCAACCAAGGCGTCCCGAACGCGAAGTCCACCACCGCGCAGATCGTCGACGCGTGTGGCAACCTCGAAACCTACTCCGTGATCGACAAGGACATCGCGGACCTCAATGGCAACACCCAAGAGTTCCGGCTTTCGGAGACTAAGGCCTTCCTTGAAGGGATGTCTCAGCAAGTGGCCGGTACCCTCATCTACGGCAACCAGTTCGTGAACCCGGAACGGTTTACCGGGCTATCGCCGAGGTACAGCACAAGCACTGTTGCAAATTCGCAGACCGCCAACAACGTCCTCTCTGGTGGCGGCGCTGCCTCCACCAATACCTCCATCTGGGTCCACGTCTGGGGCGATGATACCGCCCATGGCATTTTCCCAAAGGGAAAGATCACCGGCCTCCAGCACCGAGATATGGGTGAGTGGCCTGTCACGGACTCCTCAAGCAATACCTACCAGGCCTACCGTGACCACTTCAAGTGGGAGATTGGGTATGTTCTTCGAGATTGGAGATACGTCGCACGTATTGCCAACATCGACATCACCCAACTTACGGGCGTGTCCGCCGCGAACCTTATCAATCTCATCGTTCGCGCAATCTACAAGCTCCCCACCCAGCCCGTCTCGGCTGGTACCATTCAGACGTCCGACACCCCCGAGGTCCGGGCCAACATGGGTCGCACGGTCATCTACTGCAACCGTGTGATCAGAACGTATCTGGACCTCCAAGCTATGAACAAAACCAACGTCCTGCTCCGCATCGAAGAGTTCGACGGTAAGCCGATCACAACCTTCCGGGGTATCCCCTGTCGGACCTGCGATCAAATCCTCAACAACGAAGCCGCTATCTAAGGAGCAGCACATGATCCTTGATGCATTCCTCCAGTTCGACTCTTCGAACAACCTCGCCCAGATCGCCGGGACCTACAACTCCACCAACGTAATCGACCTCGGTGGCCCCGGCATCCCCGTCCTTGCCTCTGGCCAAGGCGCCCGAGACATCGGCATCGGCGACAACCCTGCGATGAAGCTCCTGGTCCAGGTCACCACCACCTTCACCTCCGGTGGCGCTGGTACCCTCGCCGTCAACCTTCAAGGTGCCGCGGACAACGGCTCAGGCGCCCCGCTCACCTTCACGACGTGGTACACCACCCCAACCTACGCCCTCGCCACTCTCGTGGTCGGCGGTCGGTTGATGGACATGGACATGCCACGCCCGCCGGATGGCATTCCGATCCCTCGCTTCCTTCGCCTCACCTATGTTATCGGCGGCGCAACGATGACCGCCGGTACGGTCGAAGCCCTCATCATCCTCGATCGTATGGACCAATACTACACCGGCACCAACAACGCTGTGATGTCTGGCTACCCAGCCGGCATCACCGTCGCCAACTAAGGAGCCTCAGATGAGAAAATCTCTCCTCCTCGCTGGGGTCGGGCTCTGCGCCCTTGGCGTAGTCGCCCTCGCTCAGTCACCTGGGGTTAACTCCAACTTCCAGACCCAATGGTCGATCCCTATCGACTCGATCAAGCGCACCTACTCGATGTCGATGACCAACCTCGTCTTGGCCTCTTCGCCAACGACCTGGTGGCAAATCTGCGGCTCGGCCACGACCACCGTCCGCGTAACCCGCTTCACCATCTCGGGTCGCGCGACCGCTGTCGCCGGAGCCGATGTCCAAGTCCTCAAAACCTCCACCGCAGCAACCGGCGGCACCATCGCCTCTGGCCAGCCCTTCGCTGGCGCTGCGGTCGTTGGCTACCCCTACGACTCCTCCATCGCCGCAGGGACCGCCCTTACCACCGCCTGGACCGCCAACCCAACCGTCGGCACTCCCATCGTCACCTCCGCCGGTTTCATCTGGTCGGGCCAGATCACCCTCGGCAACCTAACCACCGGCACTTCCGGTGAGGGCCCCACGATCATCGACTTCGGCAACCACCCCGGCTCCGCAGTCGTCCTTCGTGGCGTCGCCCAATGCCTTGCCCTTTCCTCCGCAGTCGGCACCGGCCCAGGTTCAGGCAACCTGATGGACGTTACCGAAGAATACACGGAGGAATAAATGCGCAAGCTCCTCCTCGCTCTTGGCCTTGCCGGCTCCCTTGCCAGCATCGTCGCGCTTAACTGGGCTTGGGGCACCGTCGCTCCCCAAACCCTGGTTGGCAACGTCAACTACACGATGCTCAATACGGACTCTACCCTCGTCCCTGTTGTAGCCCTCACCGCCAACCGAACCTGGACCCTCCCCTACGCGGGTGGGACCAACATCAACGGCGCAATCCAAATCATCGACTCTCAAGGCAACATCGGTGGTTCCAACTCCTGCATAATCGTCGCGCCCCAGTCCGGCGATACCATCAACGGTTCCTCGAACTCCATCACCTTCTGCGGAACCTACGGCCGCCTGACCATCTTCCCAATGACCGGAACCAACTGGTCCTACACCGCTATCGGCGCCGCGGGTCAAACCCCCGGCACTGCCACCAACGACAACGCCGCTGCAGGCAACATCGGCGAAGTCGCCACCACCAACGTCCCCCTCGGCTCTGCCGTGCAGATCACTACCAACTCCTCACAACAGTTGGCCTCACTCTCCCTAACCGCCGGTGATTGGGACTGCCGTAGCACGATGTCAGAGGCGATCTCCAACACCACTACCGTTACCCAACTCTCCGCCACCGTTGGTACCAACAACTCCGTCCTTGGCACTCAAGGCACCGACGGCGTTAACACCGTGATCCCAGCGTCAGCGATCGGTGGTCGGGGCGTTGACCTCAAACTCGGCCCTGTTCGCCAATCTCTTGCGTCAACCACTACCATCTACCTCGTCGGTGGTGCCACCTTCGCCACCTCTCAACTCTGGGGCTTCGGTTCCATCACCTGCCGTCGAGCCCGCTGATGCTTGCGCTGTCCATCCTCCTTCCCGTCGCCTACATCCCCGGCGTAACCGGGGCGGTGATAGCGACTGGATGGGCAGTCCTCTCCGCAGGCCTACCACTCGTCACCTGGAGAGGGGAGGCAAAGCTCGCTTCCCCTCTCCCCCTAGCCCTCGGCCTCCTCTTCGCCCTCTACGCCATCAACTCCCTCACCTGGGTCGACAATCCCGACACCGCCCTCAGCACCCTTTGGCAATACGCCCTTATGGCTGGAGCCTTCTATGCTGGAGCCCAACTCCCCAATCTACGGCTGGTTGCGATTGGCCTTGCTATCGGGTTCGGCGCTTCTAGTCTTCTGGCTATTCTACAAGCTCTGGGCTTCGATTGGATAATCGAATACATCCCCTGCCGCCCATCAGGCCTTATGTTCAACCCCGTTATCCTTGGAGAGGGCTGTGCACTGGTCATCCTGCTACTTCTGCCGTATCGTCTCTGGCTACTCAGCCTCCTACTTCTTCCTGGTCTTATTCTGTCTCAGTCTCGGGCTGCTCTTCTGGCTCTGGCTGTAGGCCTCGTCCTCATGTACTGCCGCCCCTCACGCGGGGTACTCTGGTCCGCTGCGTGCCCCCTTACCTGGGTCGCCCTTGTCCAGCACGACACCGCTGATGACTTCCGCTGGCTCGTTTGGCGAGTCCTTTACCACTTCCTCACTTTCTGGGGCCACGGCGCTGGCTCCATCGAAGCCGTTATCATCCATTTCAATGGCCACCTCTATGCCCCAGCTTACGCACATAACGAGTTCCTCGACCTCACATATCAGTACGGTGTGGGAGCCATTCCCGCGATTGCACTGCTACTCTACCCCTGCGCAAACGCCTCGCGTCCTGAATGGCCCGCTTACATCGGCTTCGCCGTCTGCTGCCTCTTCTCCTTCCCCCTCCATTGCCCACCCTTGGCATTCCTTGGCATGGTGGTTGCGGGTTGCCTTTCTCGTGATTGGTGTTGGTCTTGGGACCCTCTCTACCACCGCCGATCTTGGCCTCTACCACCACTGGCTGACCTACGAACAAGCGACCGACCTTTGGCCGTTTAACTGGAACCTGAACCACGGAGCCGACAAGTGAACGAAACCATCGACAAAGTGATCGCGGCCTTGACCGAGCTCCGCGAGCACAACGTCAATCTCGAAGCGATCAAAGACCAACACTCCGCTGCGCAGGCAGACCTCGAGGCCACGCAGAAGGAGCTCGAGGCCAAGAACGCCGAACTCGCCTCCGCGACAGCGGGCCTCTCCGCTGCGCAGATCAAAGCCCAGAAGGAGCACGACGTCGCGATCTATGACAAGCAGATCGAACTCCGCGACCTGGGCGAAAAGACCAAAGCCGCCAAGGCCGAACTCGACGAAGTCCTAGCCCGCGTCAACTCCGCCTCCGCTCAGCACGACGCCATCGAAGCCTCCCTCGCCTCGATCCGTGAGAAGCACTTCGCCTGATGGAACTCTTCCGGGCCGAAATCCCTGCAGGTATCAACTACGCTGCAATCGAACTCTCAGCCAGTGGCACTGCTGTGCTTGGTATCATAGGCAAACGCATCGTCCTCCTCTCTGCCTCTATCATTGCCAACGCAGCAGTTAACGTCAAATGGCAAACCTCAACCGGCTCAGTCGATCTTTCTGGCTACGCCTATCTCGCTCAGAATGGTGGCTACATTCTCCCCTTCAATGCAGGTGGCTGGTGCCAAACAGCCGTCAGCGATAGCCTTAATCTCAACCTCTCCTCTGGCGTCGCGATAGGTGGGATGATCTCCTACCTTCTAGCCTGATTGGATTACAATGTCCTACTACACCAATCTTATCAATGCTTGGAACTCAGCGACGCAACCACCTACCGGCGTTACCGGCACTCCACTCACCGGCCTAACCACCGCTAATAAGATCATCGCCGTCAATGGTTGGACCATTACCGGTACAGTACCCACTGTTCTTAGCGTTACTGGCACTCAGCTTCTTAACTGCATTAACTATGCGGAGTTCAAGGCGCTTACCGCAACACAACAGGCCAACTTGTTGGCTCTGTGTAACAGCCCTGGCCTGCTCATTGGCGGCAGCGCTAACACCGCGCAGATGGCCGATGGCATGATCCTTGATTACTTCACCAATCATTCCGGTCCAACCATCCTCGCCCTTACCGCTTTGGCCCAAGCCGCTGTCACTCCCTGGTGGCAGGCTAATGGCTACTCCGGCCCAATCAGTCAACCCGACGTAACTGCTGCAGGGCTTTCCTAATGACTGCTAGAACCGCATGGACCGCTGGTAATGGCGTTGGGCTAACGTGGAGTACGCTTATAAACTCAACTGACATGACGACTGGGCCATTAGCCACTGCCAACACTGTGTTATCTAGCGTCGCTGATATCGCCAATGGGACCGCCCTTGACATCTTCATGGACATCTCCGCGTCGCTGGTCATCGCATCAAATACAATCGTTGCTGGTGCCAACCTCGCGTTTTGGCTCTACGCGCTCAACCAAGATGGGACGACTTATGGCGACGGTCAATTCACTGCCGGTACCGGCGCCGCCAAAACCCCAACCTTTCCTCCATGCGCTGTTATGCCCCTTGTTGCTGCGACGGGGCAGACTGCTTTGCTTGGGTTTAGTCAAGGGATAGTTATCCCACCGGGATCGTTTCGCGTAGCGATCCAGAACAATTCTGGCTTTACCTTGACTAGTGGAACGCAGACTGTAAAGTATCGTACTTATAACATCAACCTAAATAACTAGCAAATGGGACTGCCGCTGACATATCGTCGAGCTAATCCCCTCTCGTTTCCGGGCAGCAGGAAGCCGGGATTTGATCCGACGCACCCGGCGGCGCAAGGAATGGTCGGTTCACTCGGGGCTTCGTGTTTCCCTGTGGGCACTACGTATTTTGACTTGCTGACTCTAAAGAGCCTTCATCTTAGCGGAACTCTTGCGGCAGTGATTAATGGCGTGATTGGTCCTGGGTTTACATCAACCGGATTTTTCAATTCTAGCATTCTTGCGACCAACACATCGCCGGGTAGGACTTGGGCTCTTATTTGTTTTTTCACAACTAGTCCAAATGCCAACACGTTTATGGATTCTTCTAGTCAGGTTAACGGATTGATTTGTGTTTCAGGATCGTTTTCTATTAAAATAAACGGAACTACACTAGGGGGCATTGCACTAACTACTGGAGTGCCGTATTTTTTGGCAGGTTCGGGCTATAGTGCCATTGGTTATAATCTTCTTGCTCTGAATTTAAGAACTGGCGTCATTCAAACACAGACCGGGACCACAACATCTTCTTTCGCGACAAGCGGCGGATTTATAAGTTGGGGAACGTTGACTGGTTTCGTATATGGACCGTGTTCTTATACGCCGACATACCTTTCAATGCCGCAGCTTCTCCTATGGGCACAACGTCCTTGGGACTTCTGGTATCCGCCGACAGTCGAGAGCTTGATCTTCGACGTATTATCCACAACCGCACCATCTGGTGCAAAGGCAACTTGGCGCACCTTAGTTGGTGCTGGAATATAGGAGAATGAAATGGCTAGATGGAAATTAACCGAGGCCCACTACCTCAAAGTCCCCGGCACCGCCTGGGAGTACAACTCAATCGACCGCCGAACCGGCCGCCCCAAGCGCGAAGTCTTCTCCGTCCCGCTTCAACTCGACCCGAAGTCGATCGACGACCTGACCAAGCACGGCCAGCCGGACCCGGCCTTCCCCTCGCGTGATGTCGAAGACTACATCATCGTCGTTACCGACGCCCCTGGCGTGAACCAGCGCGATATCCTCTTCGAGGGCAAGCCCACCCCTGGGATGCTCCCACTCGATGACGAAGCCAAGGCCATCACGGCCCAGTGCTCGAAGGGGATTTGGAACCCAACCCCCGGCGCCGACGACGAGTCCCAACGCGCCTCCTTTGCCAACCAAGTCATCGACGACCTCATGGGCCAGATGAACACCCTCAAGGACGAGGTCCACAAGGCCCCGCAGATCGAAGGGATCGGCGAACTCATCTCTGCCATGACCGCGATGATGAAACAAAACAGCGAGATCATCTCCCTCCTCGCGAAGCAATCCACCGAAGGCAAACGTAGAGCAGCCTAATGGCCTCCCAACTCGACTTGGACCAAGGGGGAACCTACCGCCAGTGGGAGAGGGTCTACCTTGGCCCATCGGTTGGGTGGGTCTATACCGCAAAGCGAAACGTTCTACTCATCACCGCCGCAGGCACCTATCAACTCGTCTATGGCACCTCCTTGGTTCAAGTCAACTGCGCTGGCCTAGTGACTGTGACCCTCCCCTCCGCGATCGACCCCACCGTTCCACCCAGCGCGATGCCAGGGCCCTACACCAAAACCCCAATTACCATCGTCGACATCGGTGGCAACGCCTCGACCTATAACATCACCATCAACCCCTTCTCTGGCGCCGAGAACATAATGGGCACCCCCTCCATCGTCGTCGCTGTTGATTACGGCGGTTACATCCTCTTCCCAGTCTCTGCTCAAATGGGATGGAGCAACGCACAATGAAGAAGCTTCTAATAGCACTGGCACTGTTGCTAATCCCTTCCGCCGCGTCCGCGCAATGCACCGGCCGGTTCCCAGCCAACACCCTCTGTGGCAACCTGACCGGCGTTGCCGCGCCCCCGCATGCATTTCCGGCTGGTGGCTCTCACACCATCGGCCCTGCTACCACCGTCGTCGGTGACGTCGCTACCTGGGCCAACGTCGGCGGTACCCCACTCGCT